AAGATTCCATCAAGATAAAAACATACTTTGTATTGCCACTAAACAGGATACTGCAAAAAACATTGTAACCAAGGTAAAATTCATGTATGATAATTTACCTACATGGTTACGTGAAAAAGACAAACCAGTTGAAGATAACAAATTAACCCTACGCCTCAACAACGGTTCCCAAATTAAAGCAACATCAGCATCATCTGATGCTGGTCGATCAGAAGCAGTATCTTTGCTACTAATTGATGAGGCTGCATTCATTAACAACATTGGTGAGATATGGGCATCTGCTCAACAAACCCTAGCAACTGGTGGGGGGTGTATAGCACTATCTACCCCTTATGGTACAGGTAACTGGTTCCATAAAACATGGTTGGGCGCTGAAATGGGTGATAATTCATTCTTACAAATAAAATTACCTTGGAGTGTCCATCCTGAACGAGACCAAAATTGGAGAGATAAACAGGACGCGGATTTAGGTATTCGTATGGCAGCACAAGAGTGTGATTGTGATTTTTCCACATCCGGTGATACTGTATTCACCCCAGAAGATATGGATTTTATATCTCAAACATATATTCGAGAACCATTGGAAAAACGAGGTGTTGACCAAAATTTATGGATATGGGAACCTGCTGATTATTCTCGCAATTACATGGTAGCGGCAGACGTTGCTAGAGGTGATGGAAAGGATTTTTCAACATTCCATATATTCGATGTTGAATCATTTAAACAAGTGGGTGAATATAGGGGGCAACTAACCACCACCGAATTTGGACATTTACTTGTTGGTATAGCAACCGAATATAATAATGCTTTATTAGCCGTAGAAAATGCATCTATTGGCTGGTCAACCATCCAGACTATAATTGATCGTGGGTATCCTAACTTATACTACACACCAAAAGGATCCAGCGTTAATTCATATTTTGATCCAGTAATGGATAGTAGTAAAATGGTAGCGGGGTTTAACCTTAACCAACAGAATCGACCAGTAGCTATAGGAAAGTTCCAAGAAGCTGTGAGAGACAAAAGTGGAATCATATATTCATCTAGATTATTTGAGGAAATGAAAGTGTTTGTTTGGAAAAATGGCCGTGCTGAAGCACAGACAGGATACAATGATGACCTAGTAATGGCCTTTTCTATTGGGTGTTATTTAAGAGATACAACATTTAAAATGAGACAACAAGGTATGGATATGTCTCGAAGCATATTAAATAGTATTAATACAACATCAAACCCATATGCTGGTGGTTATATGAATGGTTCAACTCAAAACCAATTCAACATACCTAACCCATACGGAAATGGCACCGAAGACATATCATGGTTGCTTTAAATAAAAAATAATTAAAATATATATGGCTAACACAAATTTATTACCTCGATTAAAACGATTATTTTCAACAGATGTCATCATTCGTAATGAGGGTGGAGCTGGATTGAAGGTGATGGATGTAAATAAAATCCAACAATCTGGAAAATACGAAACCAATTCATTGGTAGATAGATTCAGTAGAATATGGACAAATACTCATACTTCAATATATGGTTATCAAAGTAGTTTCAACTACCAAACATTACGCCCTACATTATATTCTGAATACGATGCAATGGATACCGATGCCATTGTAGCATCAGCATTAGATATCATTGCTGATGAAAGTACATTGAAGAACGATATGGGGGAAATACTTCAAATCCGTAGCTCAGATGAAGATATTCAAAAGATGCTATATAATTTGTTCTACGACGTTCTAAACGTTGAATTTAATTTATGGCCGTGGGTTAGAGGTATGTGCAAATACGGTGACTTTTTCCTTAAACTAGAAATATCTGAAAAGTTTGGTGTGTATAACGTAATACCATTTAACGCATTCCATATTGAAAGACAAGACGGATATGATAGAGATAACCCATCAGGGGTGCGATATAAATTCCAACCAGATGGCGTTTCATCCCCATCTAACTATGGTTATTACAATGTGCCTAATTCAGCTAATCAAGCAAACGATGTATACTTTGATAACTACGAAATGGCTCATTTCCGCTTATTAACTGATACTAACTTTTTACCATATGGTAGATCATACTTAGAACCAGGGCGTAAATTGTTTAAACAGTATACGATGATGGAAGATGCTATGTTAATTCATAGGATTGTAAGGGCACCTGAAAAACGTATATTCTATATCAACGTAGGTAATATTGCACCAACAGAAGTAGAAAATTTCATGCAGAAAACCATTTCTAAAATGAAACGTACTCCATATATTGACCAACAAACTGGTGATTATAACTTGAAATATAACATGCAAAACCTGCTTGAAGATTTCTATATCCCAGTACGCGGTAATGATCAAGCAAACAAAATAGATAATTTAGGTGGTTTACAATATGATGGGATCCAGGATGTTGAATATTTGCGTGACAAATTATTTGCTGCTTTAAAGGTCCCAAAAGCATTTATGGGTTATGAAAAAGATTTAACGGGTAAAGCAACTTTAGCTGCTGAAGATATTCGTTTTGCTCGTACCATTTCCCGCATACAAAGCATTATGGTATCTGAATTAACTAAGATAGCATTAGTGCATTTGTATTCACAAGGTTATACTGATGAAAATTTAACAAACTTTGAATTATCATTAACCAACCCATCAATTATATTCGAACAAGAAAAAATTGCATTACTTAAAGAAAAAGTCGAATTAGCCAATTCTATGATGGAAAATAAATTATTACCATCCGATTTTATTTATGAACATATATTCCAGTTTAGTGAAGATAAATTTGATGAATATAAAGACTTGATAATGCAAGATGCTAAGCGTAAATTTAGATTAGCTCAAATTGAAAACGAAGGAAACGACCCACTTGAAACTGGTAAATCATATGGTACTCCACACGATTTAGCATCATTGTATGGTAGAGGAAGATACGAAGATACCCAATTACCTGATGGATACGATGAGAAAAATCCACTTGGACGACCTGAAGAAAAAGTAACCAATCGTAATACTCAAGATGGTGCATTTGGTAAAGATTTACTTGGTGTTATGGGTATGAAAAAAGACAATGACTCCTCAGATTCAATTAAACCAAACTACAAAGGTGGATCTCCGTTAGCACTTGAATCAAAAAAACAACCAAAACGTAACGCGGCTTTATTTAACCAAATAAATCAAAATAAAAAACGTATCATATTTGAATCAGATATTAATGGAAATTCGCTACTAGATGAGTCACAAATACGAGAGTAACATATTTTACCATATTTATAATTAAACTAAACTATATAGAATGAATCTCATAAAACATTCGAAGTATAAAAATACAGGAATATTATTTGAATTGTTGGTTCGCCAAATCACCTCTGACACTTTAGACGGAAAAGATTCACCAGTAAAAGGCCTACTAAAAAAATATTTCGTAAAAACCGAGTTAGGGCGTGAGTATAAACTATATGAAACGTTATTGAAAAAAACTTCATTAACTGAAACTAAGGCAAATATAGTAGTAAATGCATTAGCTAAATAACAAAGTAACTATACTTGAACATTTAACAGCTGCACCTATTACCGAGAAAAAAGTAAAGGATGACGTAATGGAAGCATTTATCGATTCAGATAAAGATGTACGTTTGTTAGCATATAGAATGTCATTAGATAAATTTAACAGTAAATATAATAATTTCGACTCAAATCAAAAAGCAGTACTTAAAGAATACATCAATTCAGTAGACAACAGTACCCGCTTACGTGAATTTTATATTGATAAAACAAACGAAATCAAGTCCCAACTAACAGAAATAAACAAACATACAAAAAACCAAGTAACTAAAATCAAAATTGATGAAATAATCAACATGATTACTATACCTGGTAAAACACATAAAATTAAAGACAACAATATAGTTGACCTATTACAATATTACGATTTAGTAAAAGAACTTGAACAAGCTAATGGATAATCTAAAAAAGAATTCTATTCAATTATTCCAAGAAGTCCATCAACATTTTTTCTCAACGAAACATGTAACGGACGACCCCGAAACCCACTCATCAGAGTGGGATGTGGAATATGCTCCTGATTTAGACAAAACTTATAGAGCCGTAGTAGATGTTGTCAAGCAATTAGAAAATGCATCTGCTAAATATGATGATTCTAAATTAAAAGATATTATTAAAATAGGAAAAATAATCCGCCAAAAATTATATCAATTTAAAGTTTCAAAAGGGCACCTAGAAGAAGATTCAACCACTTCCCAGGGTGGTGCATCCTTTTTACCGGGTGCTGGTGAGCAATACGCTACACCTAAAGCATTTAATAAAAATAAAAATGCTAAAGGTGCCGCCACTAAATTCTACTACAAACTAGGATATAAAGCTGTTCCTAATAAAATTAAGGGATCTGGTTTAGAAGTAAAACAACTATTTGAAGTAGAACCCATTAACGAAACCAGCGATTTCCAACGTGAGCGCATATCTGCATTCGACGACATAGAAACGCGTTTAAACGCGCTACATCCACTTGTATCTAACGCAAAAAACGAAACCGCAGATTACTATAATGAACATCCCGGATCATACGATATATATAAACCAACCGAGATGATTTTAGATTACCTAAAAAACATCGAAACACTATTAACTGCAAACAAATGAAAAAAACACTACAAGACCAATATTTACTAATCAAAGAGGGAAAAGGACATAAAGGTGTATTCTTAACTGAAGCAAAACGTCAATTTCCAAATCTTATTCCGGTTAATGCTGATGTTGAATTAACTACACGTATCTTAAAAGACAAAAATGTTATTAGTGAGAACATAGTTGGTTTACAAGCAATAAATCAGTTAACTCCAACCAAAAAAGAGTCATTTGAAACTGCATTCGATTCATTTTTAAAAGAAGCAAAAAAGAAAGAT